TTTCATAAAGTATATTATGATGATCAAAATAAAATATTTGAAGAGTTAGTAAATCAATACTTTGAATACTTAGAAAATTGTTATGTAAAAGTTATTGTAAAAAATAAAAACAATCCTTATTGGTTTGACAAATTTATCGATAGATTAGAAAAAGTTAATCCTATCAATATACAAGTTGTTGATGACCACTTGAACTTAGACCTAGAATCAGAGGATGATATAGTTAATGAAGCTGAAAGTACTTTAACTATTTTAAACAATTACATTGAGACATTAGAAGTTAAAGCTGACAAACAACAAATTAGATCTACAATAAAAAATCTATACGACGAAGCATTAAGTTTATAATATGATATATTTTAAATCTGTGAAGTGGAAGAATCTTCTTTCCACAGGTAATGTATTTACTGAAATGAAACTAAACAAATCTAGTAACACTCTTGTTATTGGAGAAAATGGTTCTGGTAAAAGTACATTTATTGATGCAATAAGTTTTGCTTTGTATGATAAACCTTTCAGAAAAGTATCTAAAACGCAAATCATAAACACTATAAACAAGAAAGAATTATTAGTAGAAATAGAATTTGATATTGGCAATAAAAAATATAAGATCATAAGAGGTAGAAAACCTAATGTGTTTGAGATATATGAAAATGGTAACATGCTTAACCAGGATGCTGCTAATAAAGATTATCAAAGTATATTAGAAGAAAAAATATTAAAACTAAATCATAAATCTTTCAGTCAGATCATAGTACTTGGTAGTGCATCATATGTTCCTTTTATGCAATTATCATCAACTCATAGAAGAGAAATCATTGAGGATTTATTAGATATACAAATATTTTCTACTATGAATACTTTACTAAAAGATAAAATATCTGATAATAAAAATGAAATAAATGAGTGTAGAAATCAAATAAATGTTATACAAGAAAAAATAAATTTACATGAACAACATATACAAAAGTTAAAACAGAATGATCAAAGAGTTATTGATGAAAAGAATAAAAAGATACAAGGTTATAAAGATCAAATAAGTAACAATAACATTTATATAGAAAAACTTAATTCTAAATTACCAGAACTTACTGAACAGGTTTCAAAAGAACAAGACTTAGAAAACAAAAAAGAAACAATTAATACTTACTATCATAATATAAACAATCAAATAAAAAATTATGAAAAACAAATAGAATTTTTTACTGACCATGATGATTGTCCAACTTGTAAGCAAGGTATTGATAAGAATCATAAAGAACATATTATGACTGATAATGCATCAAAGGTATCAAGAAAGCAAGAAGGTTTAGTTAAGGCTGATGAAAAATTAAAAGAGATAACAGGTAAGTTAACTGTAATTGCTGATCTTAATAGAAAGATAACAGCAATAAATTCAGCTATAAGTGAAAAGAATACACAAATAAATTTATGGAATAATTTTATTGCAGCTCTACAAAATGAAATAAGGTCTCAAGAAAATAATAATGATCAAGAACACAAAGATATGCTTGATTCATTTAAGAGTGAACTAACAAAAAAAGAAACTAATCAAGAAGAATCAATGAATGAAAAAGAAGTACTTGATGTAGTAAGTTTTTTATTGAAAGATGAAGGAATAAAGTCAAAAATAATTAAACAATATATTCCTATAATGAATAAATTAATTAATAAGTATTTGGCTGCAATGGACTTCTTTGTTCAGTTTGAATTGAATGAAAAGTTTGATGAACAAATAAAATCAAGATATAGGGATATCTTTACATACAATAGTTTTTCTGAAGGTGAAAAAATGAGAATAGATCTAGCATTATTGTTTACCTGGAGAGCTGTTGCAAAGTTAAGAAATAGTATAAGTACTAATTTACTGATTATGGATGAAGTATTAGATAAATCATTAGATGCAGGTGGTACTGATGAATTTTTAAAGATTATAGCAGACTTGACTTCTGATACAAATGTGTTTATAATAAGTCACAAAGGAGACATATTGTTTGATAAATTTAGAAGTGTTATTAAGTTTGAAAAGGTTAAAAACTTTAGTAGGATGGCAGCATAATGAAATATGATATTGTAAAACCACAAGATAGTAAAATACTACATGAGAAATGTGAAGTATTTGATTTTGATAATCCTCAAATGGATCCAATTGAACTATATCAATTATTAGTTGATAATTTAGTTAAATATAAGGGCATAGGATTGTCTGCATGTCAGATAGGAATACCGTTAAGAGTTTTTATAATGGGACATCATTCACAACCAAAAGAAATGCTTCCTGTGTTTAATCCTACAATTGTAAATTATGGTGAGCAAGAATTTACTGTAGAAGAAGGTTGTTTAAGTTATCCTGGTTTGTTTGTTAAAGTAAAAAGACCTATAGAAATAAGAGCTCGTTTTGCAAACGAAATGGGTGATGTACAAACTCATAATATGAGAGAAGTAGATTCAAGAATATTTAACATGAATATGATCATATGGATGGAATTACATTTCATAGTAGAGCATCAAAGATACAAATGCATATGGCATTAAAACAACAAAAGAAGTATGAAAGATTAAGAAGAAAAGCTGGAGAGAGAATATATGTCTAAGAAACTAAAAGTAGCAGAAATATTTTACAGTATACAAGGTGAAGGTAGATATGTTGGTGTACCAAGTATATTTTTAAGAACCTTTGGTTGTAATTTTAAGTGCGAAGGTTTTGGTATGCCAAGAGGTGAGAAGAGTACAGAGCGACATAAAATAATGCTATCAGAAGAGTCAACATATGACAATCTTCCATTGGTAAGGACAGGCTGTGACTCATACGCTTCTTGGGATACTAAGTTCAAAAGTTTATCTCCTGTTATGACTCTTGAAGAAATAAAAGAAAAAGTTATTTCATTGTTACCTGAAGGTTCATGGAATGGAGGTGCTACTCATTTAATTGTAACAGGTGGTGAACCATTACTTGGTTGGCAAAGAGTATATCACGATTTGTTTAGAGAATTAGATGATGCATATAATAGGTTAACTCATATTACATTTGAAACTAACGGTACACAAAAACTTACTGATGAAATGAAGACTTGTTTAAGTATATGGAATAAAGGTACTATGAACAGAGGTTTGTTTGATGATGGATCAGGAGAACGTAGGTTCGATCGTGTTCATGTAGGTCCAACAAGTTTAAATAGAGAAGTACATTTTAGTGTAAGTCCTAAATTAAGTGCATCTGGTGAATCATGGGATGATGCTATACAAGCTGATACAGTTGCTGAATATTCTAATTATGGACCTGTATCATTAAAGTTTGTTGTTGATGCAGTACAAGATATTAATGAAGTAAAAGAAGCAGTTGATGCGTATCAAAAAGCTACAAACTATGAACGTATCTTTCAAGTTTTCTTGATGCCTGTAGGTGGTACTAGTGAATTGTATCAAGAAAATTATAAGAAGGTTGCAGAACTAGCTATGGAAAATGGTTATTCATATAGTCCTAGACTGCAAGTGGATATTTGGAAAAATGCATGGGGAACCTAAATGGACTATAGTTATGGAATGATGCAAAGAGCTTTGGATAAGTTAGTTATAAAGATCCAAGAGTCTGGTTATGAATACAACGAAGTATATGGAATATCAAGAGGTGGTATCATTCCAGGATTATTACTTTCATATAAACTTAAACTTCAGTTTAAACCTTTAGCTTGGAGTTTAAGAGATCATAAAACTAAAGATGTTATAACTCTTAAAAAATTATGTGATACTGCTAGAGAGGAACCAGTATTATTAGTTGATGATCTTGTTGATTCTGGTGATACAATATATGATATTATTGGATTTATGAGAAGACAATATAGTATGGATGATCAATTAAATTTATTTTCTGAACACAATGAATGCAAAAATAATTTACATACATGTACATTGTTATTTAATAAAGATCAAAAGAAAGTCCATAGACCAAAATATTGTTATGAAGAATTTAGTAGAAAGGAAAGACCTGAATGGATAAATTTTTGGTGGGAGCGAGTTAATGAGTAAATTTTATAGTACAAAACATTATGGACATAATATAGGATTGTCAGCAGTATTTCGTCAACCTAATGCCGATCATTCACACTGTCATCTATTACATGGTTATAGTTTAGCATTTACGTTTACATTTGGATGTAATGAATTAGATAACAAAAACTGGGCAGTTGACTTTGGAGGATTGAAACCTTTGAAGGCTTGGCTTGAAGATATGTTTGATCATAAACTATGTGTAGATAAAGATGATCCACATAAAGATTTATTTTATGATTTACAAAAAAAAGACTTGTGTGAAGTAAGAGAGTTTGATGGTGTTGGTGCAGAAAAGTTTGCACAACATGCATTTGAATTTGCAGATAAACTAATACGTGAGAAAACAAATAATCGTTGTTATTGTGTAAAAGTTGAATGTGCAGAACATGGAGCTAACTCAGCAATATATGAGAAGAATTGAAAAATTTGAAAACAGTAGTCATGTACTTTTTATCAATGGTCCTTGTCAGATAGAATCTAAAAAACATTGTATGTATATGGCAGATAAACTTGTTGATATACATAAAGAACTTAATGGCAGCTTTGTATTCAAAGCAAGCTATGATAAAGCTAATCGTACATCAATATCTGGAACAAGAGGTGTAGGTATAGATGAAGGATTAGATATACTCAACGAAATAAAACAAAAACATAAAATAGAAATCTTGACTGATGTACATGAATGCAATCAAGTTGAAAGAGTAGCACAAGTAGCTGATATAATTCAGATACCTGCATTTCTTTGTAGACAAACTGATCTGTTGATTGAAGCAGGTAAGTCAGGTAAAATGGTAAACATTAAGAAAGGTCAATTCTTATCTCCTTATGATATGATTAATGTTATTAAGAAAGTAGAAATGACTGGTAATAAAAACATTCTTATAACTGAAAGAGGTTCATGTTTTGGTTATAATAATTTAGTAGTAGATATGAGAAGTTTAGTTGTGATGAAAGAAACTGGCTATCCTGTTATTTTTGATGCTACTCACTCAGTTCAAACTCCTGGTGGAAATGGAACGTCAAGTAGTGGACAAAGATATATGATAGCTCCTCTTGCTAGAGCAGCAGTAGCAATTGGGATAGCTGGTTTATTCATGGAAGTTCATAACAAACCAGAAGAAGCAAAAAGTGATGGTGCTAATTCATTTAGATTGGAACATCTAAGTAAATTTTTATCAAATATAATAACATTAGATTCACAAACAAAAGCATATAAGGAAGTTAAGTATGAGTAAAATACATCAGGAAATAATTAAAGAAATAAAGAAAGATAAAAAAAGATATTGGGCTAATGATAATATTTCTGAATATATAAAAGATCCTGCTGATAAAAATGCTTTAATTGAAGAAGCTGCTGATGCTTATCAAGCATTCCTTAAGTCTTTACTTATTGATACAGATAATGATCCTAATAGTAAAGGTACAGCAATGAGAGTTGCTAAGATGTTTATTAACGAATTATTTGAAGGTAGATACGAACCTAAACCAAATGTAACTGCCTTTCCTAATGATGATCCAGAACAAAAGTATACTGGTATCTTAAATGTTAGAGCCGAGATAAAGTCTATGTGTTCACATCATCATCAACCTGTAAGAGGTTTAGCTTTTATTGGTTTACTTCCTTCGAATAAAGTAATTGGATTATCTAAGTATGTTAGAATAGCTCAATGGTGTGCTAGAAGAGGAACACTACAAGAAGAATTAGCTAGACAAATATGTGATGAAATAATGACACATTGTCAAACTGAAGATGTAGGTGTTTATGTTCAAGGTACTCATGGTTGTATGGAGAATAGAGGTATATGTGCTCATAATTCTCTTACACAAACTTCTATTGTACATGGACAATTCTTTAATCCATCTGTTAAGAATGAATGGTTGGATCAAATTAAATTACAAGTGTATTCTGGAGGATCATTGTGAAAAAACTTACTGATATAGTAACAGGTTTTATATATGAATATTATAGAACAGATAATGATGAAGTAGTATATAGAGGTTCATCAGAACATAAAGAAGATAAATGGGGTGAGCCATTAGGTAAAGTTGACAAATGGCATAGAGAAGGTCATTTATTAAAAACTAAATTTCCATACAGTTGGACTGTTTTCCGTTGTGCTTTACGAACTCCTTTTGGTGAAAAAGTAAAGATAAGATTTCTACATGAACCTAAAGAAATGACTCGTAAAGAACTGTTGACTTTAGAAGGTGATTCAATTAAAATGAAACATGGTGAAGCTCAATGTTATTTGAACCATACACCAGATCCACTAAAAGCATTTGAGAAATACAACAAATGAATGATACATCATATAAATTTATGCATAAAATAGAAAAGAAGAAGTTCATATGGGTAACATTCCAGAAGGAAGGTATACATTGTTATCCTAATGCTCCTGAAGGAGTAGAGTTTCTTAAACATCCACATAGACATATTTTTCATTTTAAAGTCACATTAGAAGTATTCCATGATGATAGAGATGTGGAATTTATATTATTAAAAAGAGAATTAGAAGCACTTTATGATGAAAAGACATTACAGTTAGACTATAAATCTTGTGAAATGATGGCTGATGACCTTGCGGATTATATAAATAAAAATTATCCGAAAAGAGATTTAGTTATCGAAGTGTCAGAGGACAATGAAAACGGAGCACAATGTTTTTATCCGAAGGAGCTTTAATGAAAAAATTTTCACAATATATGGTATTTAATTATGAAGATGTTAAGCCAGTTGCAAAGCCAACTCCTAAGCAAATGAAAGATTATGTTTATCATCATGTATTAAATACTGACAAACCACATGACGTAGTAAAGAAAGGTTTTGTCACTAAGTTTGGTTCTCATAACTTGAAACATTTCGATAAGCATGTTTCATCAATTGTGGACTAAGCTAAGAGAAAAATTTTATAATTTAATTGAAATGATAAACGTGAGGAACTCTATATTATGGATTACTGTCATATTAGCCCTACTAATCACCTTTCAATAACTGGTGGTAGGAAGTGTCATCTAGTACTTGCTCATTTAATAGAAAAAGATGAGAAGTATGTAGAATATTATCTAAAGCAAAAGAAAAAATATAATTGTACATTAATAATGGATAATTCTGCTTTTGAAATGTATAAGCAGAATAAGCCTATGTTTGAAACAAATAAACTTTTAGATATGGCTAGAAAGATTAATGCAGATTATATTGTACTCTCTGATTATCCAGGAGAGAATTGTTTTGAAACTATAGAAGCTGCAAACGCGACTGCACCTTTGTATAAAGGTTATGGATTCAAAACATTTATGGTTCCACAAGGTACAAAGGGTGATATAGACGATTTAATCTATAGTTTTAGATGGGCTGCAAATAACCCTGAACTTATAGATTATATTGGTGTGTCTATTCTATCAGCACCTCTTGCTTTCAATGTAGAAAGTAATAACAAACTTCAAAGATTTGTATCAAGACTAAAGTTAATGTATAAACTAAAAGAATTTCTTATACTTGACAAGATTAAAGATAACGAACAAAAGATCCATTTACTTGGTATGGTAGATGGTCCTAATGAAATAATGTATATGAATCCATTTAAAGATTATATTGATTCTTGGGATTCATCTGCTGCTGTTTGGTTAGGTTTACATGATAGAACTTTTGATAGTTCACCAACAGGACTTATTGATGGTAAATTTGAAAAGGAAGTTGATTTTGATTCAACCTTACCTTATAATAAGAAAGTGAAACTGAATATGGAATATATTGATACATTATGCGAAACTTATTTGGAGTGAAAATGAAAAAGAAAATTGATTATGCTTACAATGAACCTAAAGTTCTAAAAGAGCTATCTGATTATGTTGATGCAACATATAACCAACATTATGTTGGTAGAGATAATTTACAATGTGGTCAAGTATGGGAATCTATTGGTATAGGTAAAGAAGCATACCAAGCTGCTATCATAAAGTATGCAATGAGATTTGGTAAGAAAGGTGGAGATAATCCAGCTGACTTGAAGAAGATAATGCATTATACTATGATGTTATATAATGAAGTTTTTTTGAGAGGTAAGAAATGAAACATATACTAGGTCCTAAATCTAAGTCAACGTTAACTAATGTACAACCAGGTGATAGTCAACCTAATGCTGTAGACTTAAGAGTAGATAAAATTTATAAAGTAAATGATTCAGCTTTTGTTATTAGTAATGATAAGAAGCAACATAGAGGTTCTATTGAAATGGAACCTAATGGTGAAGGATATTATCATTTAGATCCAGGTCACTATGAAGTTGTTATGGAAAATATTATTCATGTAGGTGAGAATGAAGCTGGATGGGTTATAACAAGAAGTACATTGAATCGTAATGGTTGTTTCTTAACTTCAGGCTTATATGATTCAGGTTATAATGGAGTAATGGCTGGAATGTTGCATGTAACTATTGGAACAGCTATGATTCAAAAAGGTACAAGGATTGGTCAATACTTAAGTTTTGATTCTGAGTCTTTGAGTTCTTATGATGGTGATTATGGTCTTAATAAAGAGCATGATAAAAAATATGAGGGTAAGTGATGGAAATAAAAATAGACAAAGCTGAGTTACAGAAAAGAAAGATCTTTGTAGCTACTCCAATGTACGGAGGTCAATGTTCTGGTATGTATACTAAGTCGATTGGTGATTTAGTAAAACTAGGAGCAATGTATGGTGTTGATGTAAACTTATATTTTTTATTTAATGAGTCATTAATAACTAGAGCTAGAAATTATCTTGTAGATGAATTCTTAAGAAGTGATTATACACATCTAATGTTTATTGATTCAGATATTGGTTTTGATGCGAAAGATGTATTAGCTCTTTCTGTTGTTGCTGAACCAGGTTCAGATAAAGAAATAGTTTGTGGTCCTTATCCTAAGAAAACTATATCTTGGGAAAAGATTAAGATGGCTGTAGATAAAGGCTTTGCTGATCAAAATCCTAATGCATTAGATAACTTTGTTGGAGACTTTGTATTTAATCCAGCTAAAGGACAAAACGAGATTCCATTGAACCAACCTGTAGAAGTATTAGAAGGTGGTACTGGATTTATGATGATTCAAAGATCTGCTTTAGAAAAATATCAAAAAGCATATCCAGAGTTTATGTATAAGCCTGATCATGTAAGAACTAAACACTTTGATGGTACAAGGGAAATAATGGCCTTCTTTGATTGTATTATTTGTCCTGATACTAAGAGATATCTTTCAGAAGATTATATGTTCTGTCAATGGGCTAGAAAAGCAGATATTAAAGTTTGGTTATGTCCTTGGATGAGAACACAGCATATGGGTAACTATATGTTTGGTGGTGGCTTAACTGATCTTGCTAAGATTGGTGCCTCTGCTACTGTAGGCGGTGACTTCAAAAAGGTACAAAGATGAAACTAACTCCAAAGACTTATCAAGTCCTTAAAAACTTTTCATCTATTAACCAATCATTATTCTTTACACAAGGTAATAAAATAAAGACTATGTCAGCTATGAAAACTATTATAGCTGAAGCAGAAGTAGATGAAATGTTTCCAAGAGACTTTGGTATCTATGATTTGAATCAGTTTCTTGGTGTTGTAAGTTTATTTGAAGAACCTGATTTAGATTTTGATACAACATATCTAACTATTAGTGGTGAAGAAAAAGCTAACAGTAAATATTTTTATGCAGATAAATCTATTATTGTTACACCACCTACTAAAGAAGCAAAGTTACCAGATGAGACTGTAAAGTTTACTATAACTGATAAACTAATGAAAAGTGTGTTACAAGCAGCAGGAGTTTTACAACTTCCTGAAGTAGTAATTAAAGGTGATGGAGAACATATTAGTATTAATGCTATGAATGTAAAAAATAATACTTCTAACTCTTTTTACTATAATGTTGGTAATACACCTTATACATTTAATATGATTTTTAAAGTAGAAAACTTAAAACTTATGATGGCTGCTTATGATGTCACAATAAGTAAAAAAGGAATTACTGAATTCTTATCTACTGATAAAAAACTGAAGTATATGATTGTTAATGAGACTACTTCAACCTTTCAAGAATGATACAAGGAAACCATGTAGAAAAAGCATACCGGTATAAAATAAATCTCCATGATAATTGTACTGGTCCTCATAATGATAGATGTTATTTTTTACATGGTAAGGTATCAAGACTATATGAAATGGTAAATGATGGAACAGGTATATTTGATTTATATACAAGTGATCATTTTAGAAAAGTATTTAAAAATAAATCTGATAGATTAAAAATTGGCTGGATAGTAGAACCAAGATCTCTTCATAGTAGAATGTACGATTCAGTTGAGAAGAATTTAGATATATGGTTTGGACCAGATGGTTTTGATTATATATTTACACATGAAGAAAGATTACTACAACTACATCCAAAGTTTCTTTTCTTACTGGGTAATGGTGTTCAAATAAAAGTTCCAAGATTATATAAAAAATCAAAACTATGTTCAATGATATCATCATCTAAAACTATAACTCCTGGTCATATTGATAGATTAAAATATGTTGAGAAGTTTAGAAATGATGTAGATTTGTATGGTAATGGATTTAATTATATACCATTAAAAGAACAAGGTTTAGTAGAGTATATGTTTTCTATTGCTATTGAAAATTATTATACTGATGTATGGATTACAGAAAAAGTATTAGATTGTTTTGCCACTGGAACAATTCCTGTTTATGGTGGTACAAAAAAAATATCTAACTTTTTTAATCCTAATGGAATTATTTTTCTTGATGAAAAGTTTAATGTTAAAGACTTGAATGAAGATTTATATTATAGTAAAATGGGAGCTGTAAAAGAAAATCTTGAAAGAGTACGTGAAATTGAAATGCCTATTGATTTTATGTTTAATAGATTTATTGATGAATATAAATGGGTAACAAATTTATAAGGATATATTATGGAAGAAGTGCTGTGGGTAGAGAAGTATCGACCTAAGTCAATAGATGACTGTGTCTTACCAACTTCATTGAAAGAAACATTTAGTGAGATGGTAGATAAAAAACAAATACCAAACTTACTTTTATCTGGTGGTCCAGGAGTTGGAAAGACTACTGTTGCTAAAGCAATGTTAGAAAGTCTAAACTGTGATTACATAGTTATTAATGGAAGTATGAATGGTAACATTGATACATTAAGAAATGAGATAAAAGATTTTGCATCTACTATATCATTTACAACAACAAGAAAATTTGTTATATTAGATGAAGCTGATTATCTTAATGCACAATCTACCCAACCTGCACTCCGTAACTTCATGGAAGAATATTCAAAGAATTGTGGATTTATTTTAACTTGTAATTTTAAAAATAGAATTATAGATCCTCTACATTCAAGATGTTCTGTTGTAGAATTTAAAATAGATAAAAATGATAAACCTAAACTTGCTTCTAACTTTATGAAAAGAGTTGATTATATTCTTACTTCGGAAAACGTAGAGTATGATAAGAAAGTAGTAGCACAAATGATAATGAATTATTTTCCTGATTGGAGAAGAGTCATTAATGAATTACAACGATATAGTGTTATAGGTGAAATAGATGTTGGTATACTTTCTAACTTTGGTGAAGATAATATCAACAAGTTGATTGGATTCTTGAAGAATAAACAATTTGAGAATATGAGAAAATGGGTTGCTGAAAATGAAATAGATACAACTTCATTGTTCAGAAAACTTTATGACCTTTCTTCAAAGGTAATGAAGAACACTTCTATACCTCAACTTGCGATTACGCTAGCTGATTACCAGTATAAAGCTGCTTTTGTAGCCGATCACGAAATAAATTTAGTTGCATGTTTAACAGAATTGATGACCGACTGTGAGTTCAAATAATCATATCAATTGGATTCTTGATAGAATCAATCTACTTTACAAACAAAATAAGAATATTGTTTTCTTTCCGTTTAGAGAAGAAGACTTGCAAAGAAGAATACGAAACAAAAAGATGAAAAAAAAATGAAACCATTTGATTATATAAACGATATTAATTATGGTAAGAATCATGTTATTAATAATTCAGACAATCCTGAACTTGCTGAAAAATTATATGTACCATTTATTACTAATAAAACCTTATCATATTTTATAGATTGTATTGGACTAGTAAATGAAGTAAATATTAGACCGAATATGCAAAAAAAACCTCAGTTTGACTTTTTAATAAATACAATACGCCAGAAGAAAAGATTCACAAAGTGGATCAAGAAAGTAGATGATGATAAATTGAATGTTATCATGTCTCATTATGGCTACAGTTACGAAAAAGCAAAACAAGTAAGTAATTTTTTCGACGAAGATAAAATAAAAAAAATAGATAGAAAAAATTTTGAGGGTGGATTAAATGATAGAAAATATGATCGAAGTAAAGCTAACTAGCGAAGACGATTTCTTAAAGGTAAGAGAAACTCTTACCCGTATTGGCATTGCATCCAGAAAAGATAAAATATTATATCAGTCATGCCATATACTACACAAGCAAGGTAAATATTACATTGTACATTTTAAAGAATTATTTGCACTAGATGGGAAGCCATCAAACTTTGAGGAAGCAGATATTGGAAGAAGGAATGCTATTACAAACTTGATCGCCGAATGGGGTTTAGTTACAATAGTCGATCCAAATAAAACTAAAGAACCTGTTGCACCATTGAGTCAAATCAAAATACTTCCTCACAAAGAAAAAAATGAATGGGAGCTAGTTGCAAAGTATAATATCGGTAGAAAGTCTAATTCATAATTTATCGAGATATATAATAGGATTTATACTCAAATTGGTATAAATAATTATGTGTGGCAACACATAAGTAATAGTGTAAGTGCTCATAGGGAGGCTTACATAAAATATTAACCTTGCTTATTAGGAGGCAACTATGACATACGAAGATATTTTTCATTTCGGTTCAAAGGACTTGGATAAGTTCTTTATAGGTACAAACAATCCGTTTACGAGAGTAAACAAAATTTATGATGAGGTGCAAAGATCATCTTACCCACCATACAACATCAAGAGACTTGATGACGACAAGTTTTCAATTGAATTGGCTGTTGCGGGGTTTTCGAAAGAAGATATAGATATTGAGATCATACCTGAAGAAAACAAACTTGTTATCAGTGGTAAGATAGAAGATAAAGATTCAACTTACTTGCATAGAGGTATAGCAAACAGAGCTTTCAAAAGATCATTCGCACTAGATGAACATGTAGAAGTAAATTCTGCTGACATGGTAAATGGAATGTTAATTATTAACTTAGAAAGAATTGTTCCAGAGCACAAAAAACCTAGAAAGATCAAGGTCAACGGTGACATAGCTTCCTCTAAAAAGCAGCTTCTCACGGAGGATAAAGATGAAGAAGTTGTGGAGTCACATAACTAATTTTTTTAACTATCTCGTTACTGACGACGGTATCAAAGGATATACAGACGTTGAAGAACATTACTTAAACCAATCTGTAGATCGTAAAGATCTGGAAGCCAGAATGAAGATGTTACAAAGATTTAGATACAGAGGAATGTGGTTATAATGTTGACATATACATAATGTTGTGGTAAGATTAGGGAGTCTGTTTCGACTCCCTTTTTTTATTTTATGAGTTTATTTTATACTAGTGTTGAAAGATTTGGTAATGATTTATTCTTTTGAGGTTATAAAGATGGTAAACCTGTAAAGAAACGCCATACCTACCACCCTACATTTTATACATACTCTAGTCAAAACAACAATAGTAAATTCTGTACACTTGATGGTAAACCTGTAGAAGAGATTAATCCAGGTACTATGAGAGATTGTAGAGACTTTATTAAACAATACGAAAATGTTAACAATTTTGCTGTATTTGGTAATGCTAATTATATTCATCAATTTATTTCTGACTTATTTTACAAAAAACAGGAAATAGAATTTAACCGAGATGTTGTTAATGTAACAAGTATCGATATCGAGGTACAAGCTGATAAAGGCTTTCCAGAACCTGATAAAGCAGAGTTTCCTATCAATGCTATTACAATTAAGAACAATATCGACAACATATTTCATGTATGGGGTATTGGTGAATGGTCAAAAGAAAATTCTCTTGTAAAACATTTAGATGTTAATTATATTCAATGTGATAGTGAATATGATATTCTAAACAAGTTCTTAGAAAGATGGTCAAGAAGTTATCCAGATATTATGACTGGATGGAATTCAAGATTGTTTGACTTAACTTATGTTGTGAATAGAATAAAAAAAGTTATGGGTAATGAATCTGTAAAAAGATTATCACCTTGGGGTATTGTAAACACAAGAGACATTCAAATAGTAAACAGAGTATTTCAAGTTTATGAAATATTTGGTATTCAACAATTAGACTATCTTGATTGTTTTAAGAAGTTTGGTTATTCATATGGTACTCAAGAATCATATAAACTAAACAATATTGCTAATGTAGTTCTTGGTGAAAGAAAAATTAGTTATGCTGAATATGGTTCACTTAATGAATTGTATTTGCAAAACCATCAAAAGTTTATTGACTATAATATTAAAGATGTAGATATTGTTGATCGTCTTGAAGATAAGATGGGTCTAATTACTTTGTGTATGACTATTGCATATAAAGCAAGAGTAAACTTGAGTGAAGCATTTGGATCTGTTGGAGTATGGGATGCATTAATCTATAATGTATTGAGAAGACAGGGTATAGTTGTTCCACCTAAAAAGGAACATGAAAAAGAAAGAAAGATTGAAGGTGCTCATGTTAAAGATCCACAAAATGGATTACATGACTGGGTAATGTCCTTTGACTTGAATTCACTATATCCTCATCTCATTATGCAATATAATATGTCACCTGAAACTACTATCAATGATCGTTATCACGATTTATCTGTAGATAAACTTTTAGATAAGTTAGAGATATCTGTTCCTAATGACTATTGTATGAGTGCAACTGGTCAATACTTTGATAAAAATAAAAAAGGAATCATTCCTGAAATAATTCAAGGAATGTATAATGAAAGAGTTACAATTAAGAAGAATATGTTGAGAGCTGAACAAGAAGTTCAAAAGCATGGTACTTCTTATGAATTAGAAAAAACTATTAACACTTGTAATAATCAGCAGATGGCTATTAAGATTTTGATGAATTCACTTTATGGTGCTTTATCAAATGAATACTTTAGATACTATGATATGAGAGTTGCTGAATCTATTACTGTTAGTGGTCAGCTAACTATTCGCTGGGCTGAAAAAACAATTAACGAATATTTAAACAAGACTTTAAAAACTGACAATGAAGACTTTGTTGTAGCGATCGATACTGATTCACTATACATAAGACTTGATAAGTTAGTTAAAAAAGTATTAGGTGAAAATCCTGATAAAAGTAAGGCAGTAAAGTTTTTGGATAAACTTGGTAGTGAAAAGTTTGAACCATTACTTGCCAAAGCATATGATGATCTTGCAACTTATCTTAATGCCTATGAACAGAAGATGGTAATGAAAAGAGAAGTAATAGCAGACAAAGGCATATGGACAGGTAAAAAGCATTACGCTTTAAATGTTCATAATTCTGAAGGTGTGCAATACGCCGAGCCTCAATTAAAAATTATGGGTATTGAAGTTGTAAGATCATCCACGCCCATGTCTTGTAGAACATTATTGAAAGATTCAATCAAAGTAATTATGGAAGGTGAAGAAAAAGATATACAAAAGTTTGTTGCTGATGCAAGAGATAACTTTCATACATTACCTACTGAAGAAATTGCTTTTCCAAGAGGAGTTTCTAATATGGATAAGTGGTTTGATTCAGCTACTATCTTTAAGAAGGGTACACCTATTCATGTTCGTGGATCCATATTATATAACAGATTAATAGATAAATATAAATTGACAACCAAATATGGAACAATATTTTCAGGAGATAAGATAAAGTTTTTATATTTAAAAATGCCTAACAGGATTCAACAAAATGTTATTGCATTTCAAGATATCTTACCAGATGAACTGAACTTAAAAGAATATATCGATTATGATTTGCAATTTGATAAAGCATATATCGAACCATTGAAATCTATATTAGATGCTATTGGTTGGGAAACAGAAAAACGAGCAACCTTAGAGGACTTTTTCGTATGAGTAATATACCACAAGAATATTTGTCAGGTTATGATTTTGGTTTTAGTGCTGTTGATGAAATGCCAAGAACAGAATCACCTGTAGAACCTATCAAAGAAGATGTTGAAGGAATTAATGATAACATTGTTAGAATAGAAAACAAAGTAGATGCTATAACTTCTTCAATTAAATCTTTAACAACAAAGTTGACTTCATTAGATGATGAGTTTGATAATGTAAGAGTTACAACAGAGTTAGAAGTTAAAGATAAATTAGTACAAGTTGAAAAAATGATTATGCCACTATTAGTAAATTTACTAAAGAATGCTGACAAAGATTATATCCATTGGCCTAACAGAGCACCAAAAATTCAAGAACAAATAGATAAGTTATTGGCTGTTACTAGAGAAACATAATGGGTTTTATTTTATTCATTACTGCTATTGCTATATCAGGTATAGCAGCTTTTTACAGTATTGTAGGTTTAGCAGCAATATTTGCTGCTGCTAAAATGCCTATAATTATTATGGGTAGTGTGCTTGAAGTTGGTAAGCTAGTTACTGCTTCCTGGTTATATCAAAATTGGAAGAAAGCAAACAGACTACTCAAAATATATTTTACCACTGCTGTTGTTGTATTGATGTTGATTACAAGTATGGGTATATTCGGATTTCTGTCAAAAGCTCACATTGATCAAACAATGATTGCTTCAAATTCAAATGTAGAGATTGATAGAATAAATTTAATGATTGATATTGAACAAAGGAGACTAAAAAATGCTCAACAAAATCTTGACAATCTTGAAAAGTTGGTTAGCACTCTTTCAGCCGAGGACGCTGCCTGGACAAGAAGAATTCAGCGAAAAGAAAGAGAAGCCATCAAAACCGAAATCAAAGACGCGAGCCAAGAAATCGTCAACTACCAAGAAGAGCTCGTCCCGCTCCAAAAAGAGCAAGTCAAGCTCGAAGCCGAAGTCGGGCCAATAAAATATATTGCGGAGTTAGTATATGGTGACGCGAATAGGGAACTTCTTGAGTCGGCTGTTCGGTTGGTTATTATGCTCATTATCTTTGTTTTTGATCCTCTTGCTGTGCTTTTGCTTATCGCTGCTAACATGGCCCTTTTGGAGAAAAGAAAGAAGATTCGTAAAAAGAAGGTTGCGTATGTTGATGAAATAGATACGAACTGGAAAACTGAAACTCGAATTGTACCAGAAGAAAGTAGTAACAAATCTGGTTATCAAAAATTAAAAGAAAAAATATTCAGTAAAAAAACTCATGCTCAAGAACTTGTTGACATCAATAAGAAACTAGAGGATTATAGATCTGGTAAAATTGAGAAGCATAGTTTTGAAGAGCGAGAAATAAAAAGACTAGAACAAAGAAAAGCTGAGCTTGAAGACAAATTGAAATAGGAATTTATTATGTCAGATTTTTTTAGGAAGATCGTTAAGGACCTTAACGACGAGAACACACATATTGCGGATGATGGATTAAATAGTTCTGAATACTTTGGATCTATTGATACTGGTTCGTATATTCTCAATGCTGCCTTATCTGGAAGTATATTTGGTGGTGCACCTAATAATAAAATAACAGCCTTTGCTGGTGAATCAGCAACAGGTAAAACTTTTTTTGTATTAGGTTTAATTAATCAGTTTCTTAAAGATAACAAAGATGCTGCTGTATTTTATTTTGATACAGAAGCTGCTGTTACTAAAGATATGATGAAACAAAGAGGTATTGATACAAGTAGAGTTATTATATCAGAACCTGAAACTATACAAAAGTTTAGACATACATCTTTACAGATACTTGATAACTATATGAAGACTCCTGAAGCAGATAGACCACCTATGATGATGGTTCTTGATTCTCTTGGTCAATTGTCTACTACTAAAGAAGTTGAAGACACATCAAGTGGATCTGAAACAAGAGATATGACTAAAGCAGCAACACTTAAAGCTACATTTAGAGTACTTAATTTGAAGTTAGCAAAAGCTAATGTTCCTATGATTATAACTAACCATGTTTATGAAGTTGTTGGTTCTTATATTCCTACTAAAGAAATGTCAGGTGGGAGTGGTCTAAAGTATACAGCATCTCAGATATGTTTCTTATCTAAGAAAAAAGAAAAAGATGGTACAGAAGTTATAGGTAATATAATCAAAGTTAAGATGGTTAAATCAAGAATGACTAAAGAGAATAAACAAGTAGAAGTTCTCTTAACATATGATAAAGGTCTTAATCGTTATTATGGTTTACTTGACTTAGCAGAGAAGCATGATATCTTTAAGAAAGTATCTACAAGATATGAATTACCAGATGGATCAAAAGTATTTGGTAAACAGATAAACAATAATCCAGAAAAGTTCTTTACTAAAGAGATATTAGATCAATTAGAAGAAGCAGCTAAAAAAGAATTCACATATGGATCTAATCAAGAAGAAGAAGTTGTAGAAGAGTCTTCAGATATAGAAAATGAGATACCACCAAGGAGAGGTCACTGATGGCAGTTAAATATGAAATACAAGGTGATAATAGTGATAAAACACCAACTGCTAGAATTAAAATATTAGAAGGTAAGTTTGAAAATTTCATTTTTAATTTTGGTGTTGTTAAAATGAATAAACCAGAAAGTGATGATGAAGCAAGATGTGAATTTACATACGATATATTTTCTGTTCCACAAGATTATCCAGAAGGTAATTTAAAATCAAAAAATGAAAGTAGTGAAAAAGACGAAGAGCAGATAATGTTTGAAAAAACTATTAGTGATATTTTATATGATATTATTGTTAATCAAAAAATTGAAAAGGGATAATGGAAACTACAATACTTAAAT